TCTAACCAATGTAATTTGTTGTTATCTGATATTTGTAAATATAATTTAGTGAGTACGTCTGCTATATCTTGGTTGCCATTACCCCTAGGTTTAAAACTAACGTCTGCTCTTCTTGTGCTTTGTTCACCAAGTACGGTGTTAACGGTGGGGAGTATAGTGTTGATGGTCAACGCGGGACGTCCTTCATCATCTAGCACTGCTACATCTGCCGGATCCCATTGGTTACCTCTGTAAAAAGCATCACACTTTTTAGCGGTATCAATATATTCGAGATGTCCATTATCACGGGCACGCTCGTAACGTTCGAATTGATTCTGAGCTATTAGATGCTCTTCTTCTTTTGAAAGTTTTTTCTTTTTCTTACTGTAATTCATTAAGAACTCATAGCACTTTTACGCTTTTCCCCTTTAGTCAGATATTTTAGTTTATCTCGCCAAGAAGGTACATGCTCAATTTTTTCTACATACGTAGCGAACTCCGTCATCATTAACCCGATCCATGCTAATGCATCTACTTGGTCATCGTGAGCTCCGTTCGGAAAACGCAAAAGTTCTGCGATTAGAGGACCGACCCAAACTGGATCTTTCGGAAAGTATACCATGCCTTGTTGCATTCGTCCCTGTATTGCACGAGCCCTTGCTTCTTTGTCTCTACGTCCTACTTTTAAGTCTTTGAAGTACGCTTCGTTGAGTCCACGTTCGCGTACACGTTTTTGTAGAAACGGGCCTAATGCCATTTCGATATGACCCTTCTCAATACCCACAACATGTGGTTGCCATTCTTCATACAGATCCAGTATCCGTTCTACCAACTCGAAACCATCATACTTACCGCGGACACAATCTACAACGTAGAGGTTATCGTACTCATCGACACCAACAACGACACCGACCGAGTAGTCATTACGCTCCCTTTGCCCGATCGCTAAATCCCACGCGCAGTAGTAACGTAGTCGATCAAAGTCAATATCCATCTCATCATAGTAACGCACCATTTCTCGATTAAAATATTCACCTTCATCGGATACTGGATTCTGTTGATACAAGGCTGACCAGTCTCGCGGCCCGATTGCTTTTTGAATCTGGGTTAACGCTTCTTGACTGTATCGCTCTGGGTGAAGCGCTTCGCCTTCGTCTCTAAACTTCTCGTCTTGTTCTGCCAGAGCCGGATACTTGACTACTTCCCACTGATCCGCACCGCCTGCTGCCGCTTGTAGTAATCTACCTGCTAAATCGTCATCATGCCATCTTGTTAAAATTACGAGTACACCGCCCCCTGGAGCCAGACGTGTATAAGCAGTTGATGTATACCAGTCCCACACAGCATCACGGTTATATTCTGATTCGGCATCTTCTCTGTTTTTTACTGGGTCATCGATGACGAGCACGTGCGCTCCTTTACCAGTAATACCACCACCAACACCCGCTGCTACAT